TGGCGACGATCATCTTAGGATGCTCAAAACTGTTCTGAAGACTCAATTTAGTGGTCTTTCAGGAACAACTGCTGTTACTGCTACAGAAGCAGAGATGAATTATCTTGATATTGCTACGCTTGGTACGTCAGCAGATTCAAAGGTACTTACTCAAGCCTCTGGTGTTGTTACAATTGCTGGTGATGTGGTAGTCAGTGGTACAACCCCAAAGGTAACAATAGGAGATGCCGGGGCTGAAGATACAATGCTTGCCTTTGATGGAAATGCTGTTGATTTTCATGTTAGTTTAGATGACACTGCTGATGACTTAGTAATTGGAACAGGAACAACCGCCGGTACTGCAACAGCCATATCTATTGATGGCGGTGGAACTCTTGCTACCACCTTTTATGGTGATGTAGTAATGGGTGGTACAACGCCTAAGTTGACCATTGGAGATGCCGGAGCAGAGGATGCTATGTTGGCTTTCGATGGTAATGCTCTTGACTTTCATATTGCATTAGATGATACAGCCGACGATTTAGTTATAGGAACCGGAACTACTGCGGGTACAGCTACTTTAATATCTGTCAACGGAGATGGTTCAGAAACGAAATTCAATCAGCCGAAAATTACGGTGGGTGACGGTACAGCCGAAGATACTTATATCATTCTAGACGGCAATGCAGTGGACTACCGAATCGGTCTTGATGACGGCACCGACAAATTAGAGATCGGGGCAGGGTCGGCACACGGCACCACTGCCGCAATTACTATCGACAGTTCCGCAGACATGACGTTAGGCGGCGGTATTGCCTGTGTAGACGAAGTTATTGGCAGACCGCGATTCACCGACTACGCAGAAACAGTGAACGCTATAGGCGGGACTGGAGGCGGTACACAGGATATTGATGTGGAGTCGGGGAACGTAGTTACGGCGACAGTCGATACCAGTACAAATACTTTCACCTTCTCAAATCCCTCTGCAACTGGTAAAGCCTGTTCATTCACATTGATTCTGACTAACGGCGGTTCACAGACTGTCAATTGGCCCAGTTCAGTAGATTGGGCTGACGGTTCAGCACCATCATTAACATCAAGTGGAGTAGATATTTTGACATTTACAACGGTAGACGCGGGAACCATTTGGTACGGCTTTGCTGCCGGGACGGACATGAAGTGAGGAAAATATTATGCCATTAGGAGCAAACAAAGCCGCCATCATGGGAGTGGCCGGAGTATCTACCGGCCCATCAGGATCAGGCGGAACAACAACTACTTATTCTAGTTATACGGTACACACATTTACTTCTACTGGAACTTTTACCGTATCCGGTGGAGATTTGTCAGTAGATTATTTAGTAATTGCCGGTGGTGCTGGTGGTGGAGGTGGCGCTGCTGGTAGTGGCGGCGGCGGTGGTGCTGGTGGCCTGAGGTCAGGATCATCATTCACTTTGGCAGACGCTACCGATTTCACAGTCACAGTTGGTGGTAAGGGTAGTGCTGGAGCGAGTAATGGTGCTGGTGGAGCAGGCAATGTTTCAAGTCTTAGCACTATAAGTGCAAGTGCTGGCGGTGCTGGAGGATATAACTCTCAAGCATTAGCCGGTACAGGTGGTAGTGGCGGTGGTGGTGGTGATGGAAATTCTCCGCAGGGTGGAGCAGCGGGTAACGCAGGTAGTTACTCACCTGTTGAGGGTTATGCCGGTGGAGATCAGGCTGGTACTAGTAACAACTGGGGTGCAGGTGGTGGTGGTGGCTCCGGTGCTGTTGGTACTGATGGAGGCACTAATGCCGGGGGTAATGGTGGTGCAGGTACAAGTAATAGTACTCAAACAGGTAGCGCGCAAACGTATGCTGGCGGTGGTGGCGGCGGTACTTGGAACGCCGGATCATCTGGTGGCTCTGGTGGTTCTGGCGGCGGTGGTGATGGAGGGAAAGGAACAAGTACTGGCGGTATTGGTGATAACGCAACGGGATATGGTTCTGGTGGCGGTGGTGGCGGACAAGATGCAGCTGGCGGTACGGGTAGTGATGGAATTGTAATAATCAGATATGCAACACCATAGGAGTTATTGATGGCACACTTTGCAGAAATACAGGACGGTATTGTTCAACGAGTAATCGTGTCAGAGCAAGACTTTATTAATACTGGAAAACTTGGTGAACCTTCTAATTGGATTGAAACTTCTCCAGATAATGAATTCCGTAAACAATATGCTGGGATTGGTTATACCTATGCTGTAGATAATAATATTTTTGTTAGACCACAACCTTTCCCATCATGGGCGTTGGATGAAAACAGTGACTGGCAACCGCCAGTGGCGCGACCTTCTGATGATCTTGTTTACCATTGGAACGAAACCACCCAATCTTGGGATTCTGGTTTGTAATGGCTTTAATCCCGATTGATCAAGTCGGGCAGATTGGGATTGTCAAGGATATAAATGCTTGGCAACTGCCCAATAACGTCTGGACGGATGGCAATAACATCAGAGCAGAGCATGGGGCTATACAGAAGACTCCAGGCTATAAAGAGGTTATGGCTTCCTGTCCTATCGCCCCCTATTATGTAACTAATTTAGTAGCTGGCACTACATCCTTTTGGATTGTGGGAGGGCTGACTAAAATATATGTACATAATGGTTCTGCGTGGACTAATATAACCAGGCAGAGTGGCGGCTCAGACGTAAATTATAACACTACAGCTAAAGAGAATTGGACATCTACTATACTTGGTGGTGTTCTTATTATGTCTAATGGCAAGGATGTTCCCCAGTTCTGGGCGTTGACGAATGGTATTCCAGTTATAACTACCAAGATGGCTGATCTTAGTAACTGGTCCGGGGCTGATCATTATCCATTTTCTGTTAAGGCTTTTAGGTCTTTCTTGATTGCTCTTAATGTGTCAAAGGGTACATCTCCAGCGGTACATTATACCAGCCTGGTTAAGTGGTCACATGAAGCAGCCACTCAGGCTCTCCCATCCTCATGGGATGAAACGAGCGCAACGGTTGACGCTGGCGAGTATGAATTAGCTGATTCAAAAGGGGCTATTGTAGATGGCCTTCCTCTTGCAGACAAATTTATGATCTACAAACAGGACTCAATCTACGTTATGTCGTATGTGGGTACTCCATTTATCTTTGCATTTCGCCAACTCTCACCAACCATTGGCGCATTTGCCAAGAACTGCATAGCAGAATTTGATGATAAGCATTTTATTTTAGGCAATGGTGATATCTATGTTAATGACGGAATGAAAGTTCAGTCCATATTACCGCACAAAATGAGAGATTATTTGTTTAGCAGTATGAATGGTGACGAGGCTGAGAAGTCATTTGTTGCTGCTGACTATGGCTCTACTGAGATGTATGCTTGTTATGTGTCTTCATCTAACGTCACTAATGTACAATGCGATAAGGCGTTAGTGTGGAACTGGGTGAATAATACTTTTACTGAGCGCGATCTTCCAGATTTAGGCTATATGTCATTTGGTGTCGAGGGTGATCCTCTTGCTTCTGCTTCATGGTCTGCTGATACAACGACCTGGGCTAATAATACTAAGAAATGGAGTGAGGCTGGTGCGTCTTCTTTCTTCAATACAGCTGGTAAGTCATTAGTTATGGCATCTCCAACCGACACTAAGATGTATAGGCATAATACCGGAAACACATCAGATGGCACTAATATGACTTCTTATATTGAGAGAACAGGTCTAACTGTAGATGAGTCAGGTCAGCCTAATCCATCTACAATAAAGAAGGTTACATCTGTATGGCCTAAGATGTCATCTTCAGACGCTAATACTGTGAACGTCTATGTAGGCGCACAGATGTCAACAGAGGAAAGTATTACATGGGAAGGCCCATATACTTTTAACCCTGATTCCCAATCAAAGGTTCCTGTTAGAGTGACTGGAAAATATATTGGAGTAAAGTTTGAATCTACCGGAGATCAAACATGGAGACTGGACGGCTATGCCCTGGACTTAAAGAACGCAGGGAATAGAGGTTCTAAGATGAACTGATGGCTACCTATGTAGATAGAGTAGAAAGGTCTGT